CGCGACTGATATTCATAGCGGCGCGGCGTGTAGCCGGATCCGGCCTGCGCGCGGACGAATTGACCGCCGCCTGTTGCTGCCGCAGTGCCCGTGAGGCCGTAGGCCAGTACTCCGACCGGCTCCGCAGTGGCTGACAGCTGGATCGATCCTGCGGCGATGACGGCGCCGACAGAGGCAAACGCGCCGACGGCAACGGGTGCCACTCCAGCGCCGCCGGCAGCCAAGGCAGCACCGGCCGACGCCACGGCACCGACAGCGCCCACGCCTGTTGCCGGCGCAGTTCCGGAGACCGCCGTTACCGCCGAAGCCGAGGATTGGCCGACCGAAGCGGAAGCGCTCGCACCTGTCGGGCTGCCCCGCGCCGTGCCGCTTGCTGAGGCATCGCCAACCATCGCCGACGCCGAAACGCCGCCTGGGGATGCCGCAGAAGCAATCCCACCGGCAGCCATAGCGACGCCGACGGCGCTCGTTGCTGCAACGCCTGCGGTTGCCGTGCGGGCGCCGGCTGACGTCGTGGCTGCGCCTACTAAGGCAGCAGCACCGGTACCAACTGGTGATGCCTGTGCGCCGCCCGATCCGGCAGGCAGTGAGGCGTTGACCTGCGCCGCCGCCATCACTCCCGACGCCGACGCTGCAGCATTCCCGCCTGCGCCGGCCGTGCCAACCTGGCCGGCGCTTGCGACTCCGACTGGGACGGCGACCCCATTCGTTACGACCCCGCCGGCCGGCTCACTCGCTGCCGTCAAGCTCTCGACCAGAAGCTGCGACGCTGCGTTGATCGCGCGAATGCCGACATAGCCCGCATCCGGAATCGCTGTATCGATCGCGGAAATCACCGGGGTCGGCGCATCGTCCACGTAGACGTTCAGCGTAGATCCGTTGACATCCAGGCGAAGTCGAAGCATCGCTCCGACCACCGCACTGTAGGGCGCGCTTCCCAGTAGCGTCGACGTGCCACCGAGGACCCGGTACAGCTGGATGCCGGTGCCGATCAGAAGGCGTGCGAGATAGTACGTCTGCGCGTTGCCGGCGAGTCGAACGGCGACACCCACGCCAGGACCACTCGTCGTCGACGCAATGTATAGCTCGATCGTCGCCGAGTAATCGGCCCCAGGCGCCAGCGCGCTGCTCAGGTAGTAGAGCGTGGAGCCGGAAAAGCGCAGGCGGTCGCCCGTTGAGGTGATGAAGGCGTCGCCAGTTGCGCCCGGCACTTTTTGCCACCCAGGGTTGGCCGTGCCGAGAGAATCGCCAGGCGTCCCATTGAATGGGTCGTTGACAAACAGGGTTTGCGTCATGGGAGCGCCACAATGTCGGGGTCGCGCGCGATCAGCTCATGAGTCGCTTCGTCGGCCGTGACGTCTACGTCGACCACGGCCGCACCGGGCAGGAACTCGACGGCGACCTGCCATGCGATGTTGTAATCCGCAACCTTCGGGCGGTAGGCATCATCGCCAGCGCCGCTGCCGATCACGGTACAGCGGTAAAGTCGCCTCATGCGAGCACCTTTACGCGATTCGGATAACCGCGGTCGCCGCCGCCGGCGCTGGCAGATTCACGGTGAACGTGCCGTTGGTCGAGGTGATGTCGGCGCCGAAGTCCAGGACTGCCTTGACCTTGTTGCCGTTAGTGGCGTCATAGATCACGCACCCGCGCGCCGTGATCGTCGAGTTCGCCCACGATGGATCGGCGAAGTCGAGGATGGCGGTCGTTCCGTCAAGCGCCGCAGCGTAGCCGCTGAGGGTTGCGCCGCCGGCCGTGTAGCCGGCGCCGGTCACCTCCCCGGCGGCCGAATACGTCGCGGTGCCCGCGTTCAGCGTGGCTGAACTTGCATACAGGGCGCACTTGTACGTGTTGCCCGGCGGGCAGGACGACTGCAGTGCATCGAGCTTTGCCTGGTTGGGGAAAGCGGCGGTAATGGCCATCTGAACCTCTAGGTGGTCGCGCTCAACCGCTCGCAAATGAATGCCAGCAGCTGCTCGTCTGATTTATTCGTTACGTCTTCAGGGAAGACAGGGATGCTGCCGCGCGGCCCGCGCACGGCAACGTAGATGATTCCCGGCTCCGCCGCCTGGGCGCGCAGGTTGGCGAGCCAGGCAGCGGTAGCGGGCTTCATCGCTTACTTGGCGAGCTTCGCCTTGGCTTCCGCCTCGTAGGCTTTCGCCACCTTGCCCGCGATCAGTGCCTCTGCCTGCTCGGGCTCAAAGCCGGCGACGTCGCCGGGGCTATAGATCTTCCACGGCTTGATGAATTCGACCGATTTCATTGGTGCTCCAGTATGGGTGGTGAGCCAGCCTCAGAATCGAGGCTGGCGGTTAGGCGCGGTTAGGCGCCCCAGGTCACGTTGGTTAGGATCGCGATCGATTCCTGGTGGCGCGGGCCGAAGTCGTGCTTCGCGATCACGCGGACCAGGGTCTGGTCACGCTGGAAGGCGCTGACGACGTTACCGCCGTCGTCCTTATAGGTGGCTTCCTTCGAGTAGTCGATCAGCAGCGTTTCGTCTTCGCCGATGAAGCAGTCGTTGAAGTCGACGAAGTACAGCTCGGATGCATTCGAGCCGGTGCCCAGGTTGTTCGGCACCTGGGTGGTCTTGCCGATCGGGTAGCCCTTCAGGTTGCCGTCCTTCATTTCCGGATAGACCTTGTTGCCGTTGCCATCACGCAGACCTTCCAGGAAGCGGAAGGTACGCGGCGACATGATCCAGCCCGGCGCGCCCATGTTGGCGTTGACCGCTTCCAGGCACAGGATCAGCCTGTTCAGATCGCTTTCGATCTTCTGCAGCGTGCCACCATCGGAGGCCTGGATCTTGAAGCCCGCCAGCGCCCAGGCCAGCAGGCCCTTCGGGGTGTCGAGGGTGCCGTCGTCGCGGATGAAGGCTTTGTCTTCGCGCGAGCTCATCGCACCGGTCAGGTCGTCGACAACGAGTTTGTCGACGTTCGGGCTGGTGCCGGAGTAGGCCAGCAGGTCGTTCGAAATCGGGACCAGGCCAGTCAGCTTCTTGGCCGACAGCTTCAGGTTGTCGAAGGTCTGGCCGGTCGTCGGGATGTCGGTATCGCTGCCGATGTAGCCGACCACAGCGCCGCCTTTCAGGCGCGGCAGGGTGATGTTGCCGTTCGTGAGCGGCAGCGAGCGAGCGCCGAGACGGCGCACGACCGACTGCGGGCGCCACAGTTCGATCACCTCGCGGGCCATGTTGGCCGGCACCAGCACGCCGCCAGCGCCCGGAGTCAGGGTGTTGAGGGCCATTGCTACGTCTTCGCCGAACTGGTTGTCCATGGCGAACTTGGCTGCAGCCTGCTGGTTACCGCCGGCGACGACGAGCGCACGCACCATGCGCGACATTCCCGAGCCCGGAAGTTCCGGGGTACGCGGACGAGCCGGCATACTGGCCGGAGCGCCTGCTGCCGGCGGCGCTGCGGGCTGGTGTGCAGCGTTCAGCGCACGGTCGACCGGGACGGCGGCGGCCGCGGCGATGGTTTCAGCCGCTTCCATGCGGGTGATCTGGGCGGTCAGTTCGCCGAAGCGGGCCTGCAGATCGGTGAATTCTTGCACCTGCTCGGCGCTCAGTGCGGTACCACTGGCTTCGATCTGTGCCAGAGCTTGCACGCTGGCGTTGACCTTGGCGCGTTCGCTGCGGAGTTCGTTGATGGTTGGCATATTGCCCTTCCTAGAAATGAAAAGCCGCCTCGAGGGCGGCTGGTTGCTTGTCCCGCGAACGCGGTCAAATTTGGTTCTGGATCGCCATCGCTTTCGCGCGAGCGCCGATGGATGGGTTCTTCGTGGAGCGCACAGCACGCGCCTGCCGGGCCTGCGCCGCGATTCGGTCGATTGCAGCCTGGGGCGCCTCGATCCGATCAGCGAAGCCGACGTCGACCCCCTGCTGGCCCATGAAAACCCCGGCCTCGGTGGCGCGCACCGCGTCGACGCTCATTCCGCGGTACCTGGCCACGGCATCGACGAACTGACCGTAGTAGCCCTGAACCATATCGTTCAGAAACTTCAGCGATTGGTCCGACAACGGCTCGTGCGGGCTCAGGTCGTTCTTGTGAGCGCCGGCGTAGACCGTGGTCACCTTGACGCCCATCTGCTCATTGCGGGCGGAGACATCGAGGTGCTTGGCAATCACGCCGACCGAGCCGACGCCGGACGTACGCGACATCGACACATTGCCGATCGCCGATGCCAGGAGGTAGCCGGCCGAGTAGGCGCTGTAATGGGTGATCGCGCTCATCGGCTTGGCGCCGCGGGCATCAAACAGGAAGTCAGCCAGCTCGAAGGCGCCAACCGTGCTGCCGCCGGGGCTGTCGATGTCGAAGGCGATCTGTTCGACGGCCGGGTCGGCGAGCGCAGCGTTCACCTGTGCACGCACCTGCTCGTAGCTGGTCATCGTCTCGCAGGGATTCATCTGCATGCTGCGGCTGACCAGCACGCCATGCACCGGAATGATGGCGACGCCCGTGTCGGCGATGGTCTGGCGCCGCGCCGACTCGGCGCGCATCGCGGCCGTCTCGTAAGGCTCATCGTCCTCCATCATCTGCGGCTGGGCGCCGTTGACGCTCAGATTGACGATGTTCAGGCTCATCTGCTGGCTTGCCCAAGCCGCGGCCTGGTCGAGCATCGATTCGGTGACCATCAACGGCTGGTTGAAGATCATGCTGGCGATGCGGAAGCGGTTTTTCATGCGAGAATTCCTTCAATTTCTTTGACCTGCTCAGGTGTCGGCGTGGTGCCGGGCGGCGGCGTCTGCTGCCGCGCGCCGGCCTGCGGATTGGCCGCATCGATCATATTCAGCGGCTGCAAGTAGGTGTCGCCACCAGCAATCGGCGGCAGGTTTTCCAAGCGCCGGATATCGTTCACCGACAACCAGCCCCACTGGCGAGCAACGGCGTACGCGTCGTAGCGCGATTTCTGATCGCCGCGCAGCAGCCCGGAGACGTTGAACTCGATGTAGTACTCAGCCCGCTCGCTCGGCAGAAGCAGGTCGCGCATCATGGCTTGCTCATGCCGCTTGATCCACGGCAGCAGGGTGTAAATGACGAACTGGATGCCCTGATGCTCGATGTTCGAGAACGTCGCCTTGTCCAGCTCGCCGATCATGTGCGGCGGCATCTTGTAAATACGCGCAATGTCGAGGGAGCACAGCTTCAGCGCCGGGATCAGCTCTGCATCGACGTTCGTCATCGACAGAGCCTTAAAGGTCATACCCTCCTGCAGCATCGCTACCTTCTTGGCGTTGCTGCTGCCGCCGTAGCGCTGCGCCCACTGCTCGACCAGGCGGTCGATGACGCCCTGATCCTTGATCGCTCCGCTCTCGCGAGGCCGCTCGATGACGCCGGACAGCGCCGTGCCGTTCAAGAATGACTTGCCGGCGTATTCCTGGATCGCCTGCGCGTGCCCGATGGCATTCGCGTGAAGCATGACCGGGGACATGCCGACGTAATTGTTCAGGCCGGTCCAGCGGACATGGTGGATCATCCGCTGCGGCAGCAGTTCCCCGCCGTCGATGCTGTAGTACGGCCGCAGGTCACTGCCTTTGTACACGGTGACAATGCCGTCGATCGGGTGCAAGGCCTGCGGCGTTCCGTCCGATTCACGGATGATCTTGCTGTACGAGTTGCCGCGCAGGCCAACCTTCAGCTGCTTTTGCTCCCGATATTCGAAGGGCGTCTGCCATTCGTTCGGCTCCCAAGCGATGAGCCGGTAGACCTTGTGCTTGCGAGCCGGCTCACGGCCACCATTCCCGGTCCGGCGGAAAAGCTCAACCGGCAGCTGCGCGACGCTCTCGGCCAGGATCGTGTTGCAGGCCTGCAGAGCCGTAAGTGCGAGTGCGCTTTCTGGCGTGACCACCGGGCCCGCGTCGGAGCGCGTGCCGCCCAGTCCGGACAGCCACCCGCCGCCAGCACTGACGGGCTGGCCCGAGAAAAACTGTCGTGCGAACATTCTTAGCCTTTTCTGCCGCGGCGCGCGACCATGTATGACCAGGCGAGCAGAGCCATGCCAGGCACGATGAAGCCGGCCGGCTCATAGATCAGCGCGGCGCCGGCGGTGAGCAGGCCCAGGCCGAGCACGCCGGCGAGCAGCGTGATCCAGTCCAAAGGGGTCATATCGTTATGCCTTCGTCGTAAATTGACCCCACCGCCATGGCGATAGGGTTCAGTGCCATCAGGGACACTGCGTTGTATAACGCCATGAGCGGGTCGATCTTGGCCTTGCCGGAAGCCTGCTTTGTCACCGAGATAGCGTTCCCGCGGTCCTCGATGCGCGCGTTACCGACACACCAGGCCATCATCGGCCGGGCGCCGTGCACCAGCTCGCCGCCGGCAACCTTCCGTTCCGTGGTCTTGATCGCGCCGTTGAGCTTCCAGCCCTGCTGAATCGCCACGATCTGCTCGATGGCGATATCGCGGCCGGGTGAAACCAGCTCGTCGACGATGTCGTTGATACCGGCGGCGTCCACGCCGAGAGCATTCTTCTCCGGCAGCAGGCCGGCATCGCGCACGCGGCAGATGTAATCGGCTACGCCGGCGACGTCTTCGCCTGGCCGGTCGACAATCGTCAGATCGCCTTGCTGCTGGAAGTCCAGCAGCATTGGCGCGATCTCCTTGCGCCGCTCGAGCGCGATCTTGTGGCACCAGGCGTGCGACCAGGTCAGCCAGCGGCCGGTACCTCGCTCACGGCCGACCAGCGTCAGGCCCAGCAAGTCATCCAGGCCGCCGCCGTCGATGCCCGCAACGACCACTTCGCTGTTCGCCAGAAGATAGTCAAGCGTGACCTCGGCCGCCCCGGCCTCTTCCCAGAAGTCGGCACCGGCCCAGCGGTCGGACCGCAGATTGAGGCCGATCTCAATGTTCAGGTGCTTCGCCAGGAACTGCTGGAAGGCGCCGTCGGTTCTTGCCTGGAATTTCTTGAGCTGGTCTTCCAGCCACTCGGCGCTGACCGAGCGGCCCATGTTTGGATTCGTGATGTAGAAGGTTGCCGGGTCGAGGTATGCCTTCTTCCTTACCATTTCTGGCGGGTATTCGTACAACACGCCCAGCGAGCGCGGATCCTCGATCTTGCCGTCACGGACATCGCGGAAGTAGTTCAGCTTGTCCTTGAACACCCCGGCCGGCGGTTCGTCGCTCTGCGTCGTCAGGTAAATTACCCAGCCTTCATTTCGCGAAACTTGGCCGCCGAGCGCTTCCATGAACATCGCTTCGGCGTTCGACCGCTTGCCGAACAGCCAGTGCTCATCGACCAGCACGCGCCCGGACTTCTTACCCGAGACGGTGTCGGTGTCGGCCGCAACGACCTTCAGCGAGGCTTTCGACACGCGGTGCGTGATCGTCCGAACGTGATCCTGGACGTGGAACAGGTCCAACAACTCCGGATCCGCGCGCACCATTGCGGCTGCCGGTTTGAAGCTGTTGTCCGCCACCTCCTTGGTCGGGGCCAGGATGAGGTGTTCCTCGCCCTCGCGCCAGCACAGGATGACCGCGGTGAGCATGATGCCGGCCGCGATCGTCGACTTCGTATTCTTTTTGCTGATCAGCAGGTAATACTCACGGATCAGCTGATTCCCGGTCTCGGCGTCGTAGCCGCCGAAGATGGCCGCCACGAAGTCGAAAACCCACTGTTCACTGCACTCGCCGAAATTCGGGCTGCGATAATCGCTTAGCGCTTCGTCCCAGACCGTCTTTGGCAGGTCGGTAACCTGCAGCTGCTTGAAAATCGCGAGCGCCTGTTCGGCCTGATCAGGGAAGATCGGCGCCGGAATTATGGATTCACCATTAACCAGGCGCTCTACCCAATCGCGGCAGGCAGTCGTCCATGCTGGAGTGCCACCCATCGTCAGACTTTCTTGCCGCCGGCGGCAGCCAAGCGCGGCGCGGCGGCCTGACCAAAGCGGCCAGCGACGCTCTTCGCCTTCTCGCCAGCCTGCTCTTTCTTGCCACCCTCACCCAGCTTCTTGTGCTTAAACGGGAGCATTGCCTTTGCGGCGTCGATCCGAAGCCGGAGGTCAGCCGCCGGTTCGTTCATCACCTTGGTGAGGAATTCCACAGGGTCGGCGGTCGGAGGGATTTCGATCGCATCCAGCGGCGCACCGCCAGCTGGCGGCGCCGCGGCACGGCCACTCCCAGCCTGTTCCTGGCGCGCCTGGTCCAGGCGGCCTTTAACATCCTTGTCTTTAACAAGCCGGGAGCCCGCAGCGGACGCTGTCGCCTCGCTGTACCCAGCACGAATTGCCGCTTCCTTATTCGAGAACCCGGCCAAAACGGCATCGGCGAAGGCTCGCTTTTTGCCTGTTAAAGCCATTAACAATTTCCTCCAAGGGGACTTTTTTCTGCGCGTGGGAGACAGGGTGGTGTCCAGGGGTCAGGGGCCCCAGACTTCACACCCCCCCTCCCCTCAGCCCGCGATCAGGCCGCCGGCGGCGCGCTGCCGCGCCTCCTTGGCGGTCTTCTCGTCGTGACAGGGCTTGCACAGCAGCCATTTGTTTGAGTCGTCGTCGCTTCCACCGGCCCAGAGCGGGATCTTGTGGTCGACCGCGACGCCCAGCGAGACTTGACCTTTGGCCTTGCACGCCTGGCACAGGCCGCAGTCGCGCTCACGGATGCGGTTGCGGTCGACCACGCCGGCGCTGCCTCGCCTGCGCTCGACCGGCGCGGCGGGTGCCGGAGCGAGCCGTGCACCGGCTGCGGGCTGCAGCCGAGGTCGCAGCGTGCGCAGCTTTACCATCAGCGCCTTCCCTTCCTCTTGCGCACCGGCCGTTGCGGCGCCAGCGGCAGCAACTGGACGATCTCCAGCACGCTCATGCCGACCTGGCCGTAGCCCTTGGCGCGCAACAGCTGCTTGGCTTCTGTGCAGTCAGCGAGCAGGTTGCAGGCGTCGTCCAGCGCGGGAGCCTGGTGCGGAATGACCATCGAGGCCGGGCGATCAGGGACCACCGTGCGGATGATCCGGTCGCGGAACTGTTCAGCGAGCGGCCTCATCCCAGCTCCTCAAGTGGAATACCGAAGTAGCGCGCGATGTCTTCAGGCGGAAACGTGCGCCAGTCGGACGAAGGCGGCACCGAAGTGCGCCTCATGAACTCGGCATGCGCTGCGTCCGTGCGCGCCTTATACCAGGCGTCGTAACCAATCTCCTGCGCAGTTAGAGCAGGAAAGAGTTGACTCGCATCGGTGACGATCATCGGGATCTCGCCGGCGCGCTCGCACAGGATTTCGCCCGACCGCAGCTGTGGCCGCAGACGGACGACCGTGGCGCGGCCGGCCAGGTCACGCTCAAGCACATGCGGTTCGGCGCGGCGCAGCACGATCTCGCTGCCGATCTGCACGCGCAGACTTGGGGCTTGCCGATCCATGGCTAGTCCTCGCCGAAGCCGGGCACGTCACGCTCGGTAGTAGTGCAGAGGCAGCGCACCCATGCAATAGTGGCCAGCGCGATGATCGCCCACAGGACGCCATAGGCCCAGGCGGGTGCGCTGATGTGCTCAAGGAAAAGCCACAGCAGCAGGCCGCCGCCGATTGGCGAACGGGACGGCAGGGACGACGACTTGATGGCGACTTTCTTTTTCATTGTCGGACTTCCTTGTAATCAAAAACGCTTACGAAAGTGCTTGCGAATGTAATCATTTTTGATTACAATGGTCTCACTGAAACAAACAACGGAGGTGTGGTGAGGCAGAGTGAGTTTGTTAGGTGGCTCAAGCAGTTCGGAGCGACTTTCGAAGAGGGTGCGAATCACACGAAAGTCAAGCTGAACGGCAAAACGAGCTTCCTACCAAGACACCCGAGCAAGGAACTAAAAACAGGACTTGTCGAAGGCGTCAAAAAACAACTGAACCTGAAGTGAGGGAGGCCCCGAGAGGGGCTTCCGGCTCACCCGCCACCACACCGAATGCACTGCACCTTGAAAGGGCCACGATGAAATATCCAGCGATCTTTACCCCCGCCGATGAAGGCGGCTTTGTCGTTACGTTCCGCGACATCCCAGAAGCGATTACCCAGGGTGATGACGAGAGCGAAGCGGCAGCCATGGCGCGCGATGTGCTGCGCGAGGCGATGGGCGTCTACTTCGACGAGCGACGCTCGGTGCCGGCGCCATCGAAGCCAAAGAAGGGCGAGCGCCTGATCGACTTACCGCTGAGCGTATGCGCAAAGGTTCATCTACTGAACGCGATGCTGGCTCAGGACGTGAATCCATCTGAGCTGGCCCGGCGCTTGGGCACAACCAGGCAGGAGGTCAACCGCCTCACCGACCTAGAACACGCGACCAAGATCGACCGTATCGCCGAAGCGATGGCGGCGCTGGGCCGCGAACTCGACTTGATCGTGCACTGAATAAAAAAGCCGCCAGCAGCGCGAACGCTACGGCGGCGAAGCCCGGCGAGAGAGCCGGAGGAGACAGGTTGCGGTGGCCGGTGCTAGTGATCCGGCAACATCACCTTGCTGAGCGCGCACTCCATCGCAAGGTCGACATCAATTAAGCTAACGCATCAGCTAATGCGCATTCACCACACAAAGCCCTCGGCCGTCGCCCTCCCACGTGCAACGTGTTCGTCTGGCTTAGGCTTTGTGTGGTCACTGGCTTGCGCCAGTAGCCGACTTACTTGCGGCGTGCGTCGTTCGCCAGCGCGGCCCTCTCTTCAGCGATCTTCTTGGTGGCGTGCGTCTCGACGTCGGCAAAGCGCTCGCGGTCGAAGGTCTTCCAGGAGCCGTTGCTCCAGCGTGCTTGGTAGCGCATGCGTGCCCTTTCATTGTACGGTTGCCGGTTCGGGCCGATTTCGTGCTAGATTAGCAACCCAAACTTAGCGGAGAAAGCAATGCAAAATGTCCCAGCACCAGCGCAAAATAAAGAGCTGCAAGTACAGATTAGGGCTCTCGATGTGATCAAAGCAGGCCTGCAAAGCGGGGCGATTACCCTGAAAGGCTCCGCGAATGTCAACTCAGCAAGCTCTGCGGGAGTTCACGATGCAGCCTATCTAATCTCCCTGCTTAATGGGCTGGTAAGCGGGATGTCAAAGAAAGAAAGTTAATTGCCCAATAAAAAGCCCGCGGTCCTTACGGAGGCGGGCTTCGTGCCCCCACGCTATCTGCGTGGTGAGCTATAAACGAGAACCCCGCCGTGCTCAAGAGCAGCGGGCGGGGCCATATTGACTGATCGATTTCTACAGGCGCGTAAAAGCATCAAAGGCTTGCACTGCGCGAGTCCGCGGCGGCGGGGGCGCTAAGCGCCGAGTACGACTCCGCGGAGAATGGAAGACTGTATGGTACACGAAATTGCTGGATGTATACACAGTTTTCGCGTACTCGTGCGCGCGTCAATCGCGGCGCAGCAGCGCTCCCGATAGGCCGGCATGGCTCAGCTCCAACGCATTCAGCTCATCGACCATTTGACCGACCAAGCGGACCTCGTAATCACTCAGCCCGGCGATGACCGTCACCGCGACACGGCGCGACCCGCTGCAAATCGGGCACGTGCGCATAGTCGCCTTGCCTTCCTTCGAGCCGGTGCCATTGCAAGCCTTGCAGATGTCGTCCAGGTAGTGCGCCAACGAGTACTCGGCCACGCGCTTGTACATTGCCGGGGCCAGGTGGCCGATCTTCGGCCAGTCGGCAGGCTTGATCCAGTTCCGCTCGCGCCCTTTCTTCGCGACGATCTCGCACCAGTCCTGGAGCAAGCCACGGAAGGCGGCGGCATCACTGCCAGCCGTCGCGCACGCCGCGTCGTTTGCTGCCAGCACCTGGCGGCACTCGGTCTGCTTGGCCTCGTCTTTCTTGCGAACCGCTTCAGCCAACGCCTTCTCGACACGGGCGCGCTCGGCCACGGCCTTGGCCAGCTTTTGAATCACAGTCCCGCCGTACTTTACGCGGTGGAGAAGCGCGCCGATGTTGCGCGCCGACCGATCGGCAAGCGCAGCCGCCTTGAGTGGCGCTGCTTGGTGGTGAAGCTCATCGTCCAGCAGGTTCGACGCCGCGAGAGCGCCAATGTATCGGTCCGCAAATGCCATGGTTCGTGCCCCTTTTTAAGGATGAGCTAGCTTACCATTCATCGTCGAAAATAATGCCCTGCCCGAACTTTTCCAAATGACAAGGTGTTGCTTGCGATAGACGAAAAAATGGCCCCGTGATGGGGCCAGACACGTTAAGCAAACGGATGAGAAAAGAGCTTTATTCCGTCTCGGCCTCTTTTTCCTCTGGGGTCGAGATCGGCTCAACCACGAGCCTGCACCCCAGTGCCTTTACGACCCCAAGAATAGTTTCCAGTCGCGGCTGACTGCCTGGTCGCAGCGCCTTGTACAGTGACTCGCGGCCGATGCCGGCCTTGCTGGCAACTTCAGCCATACCTGTAGCGCGCGATGCAGCGTTCAGTGCTTCGGCGATCAGCGCCGGATCGCCATCGGCAAATACCTCGCTCAAGTATGCGGCCAGCACCTCGGAGGTGCTCAAGTGCTCGGCTACGTCGAATACAGGAAGCGCGCGGACTTTATCGAGATCGAACTCGACTTCCGGCGCATCAGGGTTCTTTACGGTTTCCATTTCGGTGCCACTCCTTTGGCCTGTTCATATATTCGCTGTTTGCGAAAATACCGGGGATCGCTCCCCGGTTACTGCTACTTCTTCTTTAGTTCTGCTACTAGTTTCTTTGCCGCTTCAATGTCTCTTTGCTGGCCGTTTTTCGATCCACCTGTCAACAGCAGAACTATTTCGTCTCCGACCTGTGTGTAGTAGATTCGCCACCCTGGTCCGTAATCGATTTTCAGTTCGCTGACCCCGTTTCCTACTGATTTCGCTTTACCGGGGTTCCCTGCGGCGAGTCTCGAAATACTCAAGAGAATCTTCGCTTTCGTTGTCGCATCCTTGATTCCGCTGTAGAACTCTTGGAACCTCGGGTGCTGCCTTATCTCCATCGCTCTCCTTTCGTTTCCACGTTTGCCTAACGTGAAGCTATTGTATTCGATTGAATACATTAAGTCAACTCTTGTAGTCGAATGGATACAATTATTCCGGCCTACCCGCCTCCAAGCCAAACTTCGTGATAAGATTTTCTTTATATAAACTTTTATTTCCATAAATGAATTTTCCAGCTATCGCCGCAGCGGTTGGCGCGGCCTACCTTATCGTCCAAGTAGTCCAAATGACGGTGGTTTGGGAGCTGATGACCTCGACCAACGACTGTCAAAGTGCTGCAGTCGAGGCACTTCAATCGCCTTATGCGACGGATCTATCCTCGGCAGAAAAGAAGACTGAAATTGCTTGCGCGCGGCTCGAAGCCAATGCCGAGGTCGCTGAGCGCATCATGCGACGCCTGCCCTGAGGCACCGTGAATGCTCTGCTAATCACGTTAGCACAGCGGCCAAAATTTGCACCCGCACCGCGCCCGGCTTTTTCCCGTACTCATGTCGGATCGTCACCGGCTCAAACTGGCTTTCGTTTACTCCCAGGGCGCCAGCCACGCCGTCCAGCATTGGCCTGCACGCGGCCAGCAGGTTGTCGCGGTCGCGCGCATAGCGGTCGGGTTGCACGAACGTGATCACCCGCGTCAGCTCGGCGCCAGGCTCGAACCGCTCACAGTGGAGTGGTAACATTTCCCCGTCTCGAACATGACTTAACGATCCTGAAAGGCCCATGTGAACCCATTAGACAAATTAGATAGCCTTTACTTTCGCTTCTTCCCTGTCGTATTGATGTCGATCTTCTTCGCCACGCTTGCCAACAAGCTAGCCATGATGCAGCTAGATGGCCTGCTCCAATCCGGAGCTGCTTTCGCAACATCGCTATTCGCGATTTGCTCTTTGTTGTATGCGCGAGCGCGTGCCGTTACTGATCCAAGTGAAATGGAAGCTCGCGCGAAGATTGCAGATGAGTCTCTCAAGGCTGCGCTGATCACTGTAATGGGCCTCGGCGTCACCGCCTACCTGTTCGCAGGCCTGGCTCCAGATCACCTACCGCGCGTTGGACATATCCTTGACACGAAAGCACCCGGTCCCGAACTTACCCCGGCGCTGACCGCCGCCGCTTGCATTTCAATTTTTGGCGTTCCAGTTGTGGCTAAGATGCTGCATGTGGTCGAGATGACTGGTAAGAGCATGGGTTTAATGGCCAAACCACCGAAGCACGCCTCTGGAAGCCCAGCCGAAAATTAGTCGATCCGGGGCCGCCGTGACGCTTTCTACTCAGCGGATGCGATTTCTAAACGCACCGCACCAGGCTTCGCACCATACTCCCTTCGGATGGTCACTGGCTCGAACTGGCTGTCGTTTACACCCAGCGCGTCGGCCACGCCATCAAGCATCGGCTTGCACGCGGCGAGCAGATTGTCGCGGTCGCGCGCACGGCGGTCGGGCTGCACGAACGTGATCACGAGGGTTAGCTCAGCGCTTGGCTCAAATCGCCGCCCGGTGCTCGCCGCAGATGTGAGCGCTGCCGCGCCGGTCCGCGCCGCCTTGCGCAGCGCCACAGTCGACGCCCAATGTTTGCCCTTTGAGTTGTTCGGGTTCAGGCGCCGGTCCGGGAAAGGGAGTGTGATCAGTATTGTCGGCGTCGGCGTGCTGGCCTGTGGGCTGGCCGCGGCGTCGAGGCGGCCGGATGCTTGCTGTAGCTCCTTCATTACTGGCGAGCCTCCAGGTGGGCAACAACGGCAGCAACGATAGCCGCGCGGATCGCTGCATCTTCGGTGTCGAAATCCACGAAGGCGGCAGTTCCTACCGGCGCTTCATATGGGCGGCATCGCGCTACCGAGTCGAGAACCGTGCCGTCGAGCGACATCCTGTACTGCCCCAGCAGCGGGCCGCAGTCTCGCCAGTCACCTGTCCAGTCTGGAACCCTAGCCTGGCCGCGTCCCGCCGGCTGGCCGGCTGGGGGCGTGCCAAGTATCGCTCCCGGCACTTCGAACAGATCTGTCCATCCCTTCAGCTCGGCCAGGCGCCGGTTTGCCGCTATCCCTTGTCTGCTCATATCACCCTTGCGTCGGTTGCTCGGCCTTCGCCGTTTGTTTGTCGATCCATGCTTGTCGTGCCGCTCGGTTCGCCCAGTCCTGCCTGAAGCGCGCGCACGCCTTCGTGCCCCAGGCGCGAAAAGGGTTGGTCAACGGAGTGAACGTGCCGTCATAGCCCATGCAACGGCCCAGCCCCACCCTTGCATGCTCCGGGTACTCCTTCATCTTGAAGTGCGTGCACTGGGCGCAGATGTCGCCTGCCAGAGTGGTCATGCAGCCCTCGTTGGTGGCGCCGGACGGATCAGGGACTTGAGGTTGAGCCCGGCCGGCATCATGCCGCGCTGCTCCTGCGTGTTCGCCGCGTCGGCCGTGGGCCGGATGCGCACCTGTGGCGCCGGCGGCTTGCCGCCGTTGTCGATCGCCTCGCGAATGCGCGTCTCCCAGGCTGCCGTCGATTCACCGATACGCGCGGGCCCGACCCCCACCTCGTTCGCCTTGGCCAGCTTTGCCGCCTCGCTCGTCCACCATGGCGCAGTGGCGGCCGGCTTTGGCGCGGCCGCGGCGTCGCGCTGGATCGTCAGGCGGTCCCAGTGCTCGCGCAGCTTTGCCGGGCTGAGGATGTTCCCGCGCCAGAAGAGGATGGTGTGAGCCCACTGCAGCAGTTCGCACATTTCGCGGTGCGTGCGACCGTCGCGCTCGCGCATCAGACGTACCTCGTTGGCCCAGGCCTTGAAGTTCGGCTCCTTGAACTTGGGGGCAGTGTTGAGGATGGCGCCATACAGCCAGCGGGCGCACCGCTCGTCCTCGTCGCTTGCCTGGCGCGGCGCGCGCGGCACCCTGGCCTTCGGCGCACGCTCGGCGGCGTCCAGCAGCTCGAGCAGCGTGGCGGAGTCGACGGTCACGGCCGGCAGTGACTGGGCGGCCTGGCGGAGAGCTTCCCGGCTAAGCATGGGCCACCTCCCCCGCCTGCTGGCGCACCTTCCACTTTCCCCACTCGCCCGCCACCCAGGTGACACCCTTCGGCGTAAAGCGCGCCGCGTTGTAGGCGTGGCCGGTTCTCTGGGCAGTGCCGGCCTTGACGGAGAAGCGGCCGGCGGCCGTATGCTGCGAGTGAGGCGTGAGCTCGTTGTTCAGGTAGTACATGATCTTCTCGGCCAGCAGGAATCGGCGGAACTCGTTCTCGTTCGCGCCCAGCAGCTTCGCCACCTGGCGGAAACCCTTCGTGCCGGTCGAGTCGGCGTAGCGCTCAACGAATTCCACGGCCGGCGCCGCCGCTTCCAGCTGGGCAGCCTGCGCGGTGATGACGTCCTGCTGATCGGCGGCCAGGCGCAGCGCTTCAGCGAAAGTCTGCGGCAGGGCCGGTACCGACGCCGCCGGCGTAATCGAGTACGAGCCGGTCTGGCGGATCGCCGGCAGCACCTCTTTCGTCACCCACTTCTTGAATACCTTCGCTTCGGGCTTGCGGCTGCCGAGAACCAGGGCGTAGAGGCCCGACTCGTTGACCGCCACCATCTGCTGCTCGCCGCTGGGGGTCTGCACTGAACGCAGACCCTTCTCATCCTCGTCGAGGCGGCGGGTCTGCTCAGTACCCAGGCCCAGCACCGTGCACACGTCCTGCGCTACGAACCAGGGCGCGCCGTCGTCATCGATCACGACGCGGATCTGGACGCCGCCAAACAGGAATGGCGCCGGCGCCGCGCCGGTTAAAGCGCCTGTTAAAGTCAACATGCTTCCCATATCGTTTCCTTTCCAATTTCGGAGCCGCGTCAGGCGGCTTCCTCAATAAGTGTGAGTTGCTCCTGAGTGCGCTCTGGGGCCGGCGGGAAGAGTTGGCCTTGCGCGACTTCCTCCTCGATGCGCGCGCATGAAAGATCGAACCAGCGTCGCTCGATGTCGATCCCGATGTAGCGGTACCCGCCCCGCAACGCAGCGACGCCAAGCGAAGCGCTGCCCATGTACGGGTCAAGGATCACGGCACCCTTCGGCAGCTTGCACTGCTCGATGACCCAGGCCAGCATCGCCACCGGCTTTTGCGCTGGGTGGAGTCGTACAGCGCCGCGCGCCACGTTCTCTTCCCCACTGCGCACCATGCCGCGCCACTTCTGCGAGAACAACCGGGCTGGCCCCTTGAGGTTCGTCCATGCCATTTCGCAGTCGGCGCAGCTGTCCGACGTGCCGCCATCACGCTTGTCCCAAACCAGCCAGCACGAGGCGTCTGGCAGGCGGCTGCCGAAGTGGTTGCCGCCGAAGAGCACGACCTTGTCGAACGCAAGCCAAGGCGCCGGGTCGAAGTCCCGGTCATCGCCAACGATGTCGAAGCCGTAATTCGTGCCTTCGTTCCAACGGTTGCGGCCGGCGCCGCTGATCTTGCCCAGGTTGATGCCGTAGGGCGGATCCGCTATCACGGCGTCGACCTGCACGATAGAGTCGATCAGTTGGAGGCAATCGCCGTGATAAAGCGTGGCGTTGCCAATCTCCGCCTTCTCGTATTTCATGCGGCCTCCTTGCGTTCGCTTGCGAGCATGGCCAAGCACTCGGCCAGCAGCTCGCGCTCTGTGCCGTAACGCGCCTGGAACGTCGCCTTTCGGCCGTGCAGGCTGATGCGATGGCGCAGGTCCGTGTCGTCTTGCTGATGGTGCGGCGCGCAGAGCGGGAGCACCAGGAAGTGCGCGCCCGGCTTCGTCCGCCCGTCGATGTGATGGAGGCTGACCGTATGGATCAGCCATCCATCCTTCAGGCAGGCGATGCACGGCAGTGCACCCATTTTGTCCATGAAGCGCGCTTCCTCCGCGGTCGGCGGGCGGCCCTTCATGCCGCGGGAGCGGATCGGCTTCAGCATCTTCCGCTCGCGGGCCTTCTTGTCAGCGCGCGCTTTCACCTGGACCGCAGCAACGCGCAGCAGGCCGGCGCCGGCTGCCGGGGTCTTGAACCCGGTGCCGCGTGACATAGGCGTCTTGCGCTGCAGGGGCTTGCCAGGCTTGAGCGGTTTGCCTTGCTTGAGGGTTGAGGTGCGCATCATGTGGCGCACTCGCAGGGCAGCAAGGCCTGGCTCGCCGAGATCTTGATGATCTTGTTGACCTTCGCCCAGAACCGCTGATGCGGTATGTGCTCAGTGGCAGGAATGCCCGCCAAGCGCATGACCTCGAACTTCGGTTCCATATCCTCCAGGTAGACAGGCCCAGTCTCATCGTGGTGGATGGCGTACCCGATCTCTTCCTCGGCCCACTTACCCTTCAGCCAGATGTCGGGCCTGGTGCAGTACACGATGTACCAGTGCTGCCAGCCAGCCTTAAGGCAACCGATGCAGTTGCCGTGCTTGAACTGGGAGTACGTCATCGGGCGAGCAATGCCGATCTCTTCAGTCGCCAGAATCGTCCGCTCCTTCCACAGGGCCAGCGGGTAGTCCGTGCGGTAGCCCTGGGCACCCATGATGCTGCTGCGGCGTTGGATCCGGTCGCGCTCGTTGGCGTCGAAGCCGTAGTAGCAGATGACGTCCTTCTCTGGGAAGTTCGCCTCAAGCCACTGTATGAACGGCCGCGTCTTCAGGCGGTTGGTGCACAACTCGCTTCCGTTGTCCACCTTGAATGCCTTTGCCTCGACGCAGACGTCGAACTGATCCAGCTGGGCCTCCTTATAGTTGACATAGGTGATCGGCAGCCCCAAGTACTCGGCCACCTCTCGCTTGAAGCGCTTGATGCTCGCGTCCTCAACCAGGAAGTGCATGTCGTGGTTGAGCAAGACGACGTTGTCTCGACCGACCTTCCGGGCGACCTCGACTGCGCCCACTGCCGAACTGTGACCACCCGAGTAGCACATGACGTGCGTAGTCACGCCTCACCTCCGCCGATGCTCTTGAAGCCGAAGCCCACCGGGCGCACAGACCACGCCGGCACATCCTGGCGGATGCCGCGCGAGTTGATCATGTACTTCCGGCTCAGCGGCGGCTGCTTGAACACGTTGATCTCGCGCGGCGCTGCGATCTCGCCCATCGGCTTCACCCGGACAATCCCGGCCTCGCGGTCGAAGTGGTCACGCGCAGTCGGGCTGCAGTCGATCTTGTCGCCCGGCGCCGTCACCAGCCATCCGCTGCGAAGAGAGCGCTGCACCGTGTCGTCCTGCAGGGTGACCGAGATTCGTACCCCCATCCCGGCGAACAGGTCGTGCTCGGTCATGGGGCCGTGCTTGTGCAGGTATTGCCCGACCTGGTACGGGAGCGTTCCACGGTTGGCCTGGCGTACTTTGATTTGATCGCCCATTACTGAGCCCTCCGGATAACGAATTTTGCGAGTTGGCAGCCGGGTGCGTGATGTGCGCCCTCGGGCTGCCGGCATGCGACGCAACGAGGCGCCGAGCGGGTGATGTAGCTCACGCGCGCACCTCATGACGGCCGGCGCCGAAGAACGCAGCGACCAGCGGATCTCGCATCGGCGGCACGCGGCTGATGCGGATCGAGAACGGAGCGTCGTCGGCCATGATGTGAAAATGGCGGCCCGGGTCGCGCGAGGCGACGCTGAACGCGGACTTCGACAGCTTGGCAGCGCGTGGCGGCGCGCTCTCCGCCAGGCCGGCCAGGTAGGCTTGCGCCTGCTCCGCGGTCATGGCGAGCGTGTACACCGGGTGCCCGAGGGCGGCCTCGGTACCGTCAGCGTAGCGAGCCAGCTGGATCACACCGGCCTCGCGCAGGTCGCCGACGTACTTGCGGGCGCCCGAGGGAGTTACCTCCAGCAGCGTCGCGACTTCATCACGCGCAAGCTCGCGGGTCAGCAGCGTGGTGACCAGGCTGCGGATGCGCTCGATGCGGCGTGTGGTGTGAATCGGGATGACGTGACGGGCGCGGGTCATGCTGGCACCTGTTGGGCTGCGATACGGGTCGTACGGATGGCGCGCGCTTTCGTCAACGCCGATTCTATTTCCTCGGGGGTCTTGGATGCCCAGGCAGCGCGGCCGGCGGCAATCGCTTCGTCGATGGTGTCGCCGCGCGCAATCGCAAAGCCGGTGCCTACGTGAGTTACCGCGAAGAGGCCCTTCTCGATTGCGTCGCCGCCGAGGGCGCGATGCACGCCGAACTGCTCGTTCGTGCCTTCGATCGCGACAGGCTCGGCGATGACCTCCTCTTCGCAGAGGTTTCCACTGACGATGAGCCTCATGCCGCACCGCCGATCACGGCCGGCGCCGCAGCTGCATTGAAGTCCGCTTCCGTCAGCGTGTGGCGGTAGATGGTCTCCGCCCTGTAGACGGCGTCACCCGGGCGCAGCCAGTCGTTCTGCGCGATCAGGTCCGACAGCGAGCCGGCCGAGAACTGGTCGTTAATCACGGACCAGAGCTCTACGTTGGCTTGACCGGTCGCGGCCAGTTGCGCGGCGCCGGCGAGCGTGAGGCCCAGGGCCTTGGCGCGCTCGACTTGCTTGGCCAGGCCGGCGATGGCCTGGTGGTGGTCCTCGTCGATGCATGCCTTGACGTCGGCAAGCTCTTCCTGCAGGTAGGTGGTGATCAGCGTGTTGGCGGAGCCGACCAGGCCGAGCAGGACGCTCATCCAGTGCGACGAGCGGGCGGCGAAAACGTCTGGCGAAGCCTGATCTTCACCGGATTGCGCCGGCATTTGAATTTGTTGTGCTAACATGTGCGCTCCTAAGTTGTTCTTGTTTCAAGAGAAGCCCGGTTGCCGCCGGGCTTTGTTATTTCTGCTGCTCTTCCACCAGCCGCCTGTACGCCTCGTGGCTCATCACATGACCGGGCTCAATCGGCGCCGGCTGCTGCCCTTCTTCCTTTTGATCCATCTACTTCCTTTCGCTGACGTGGCTCAGTCTTCAGGACTGGTGCCGGGTTATCGTGGTATCGGTGGCGAGCGGGCTATGCCGCCAGCGCGCGAATTTCTTTGACCGGCACGCCCAGGTGCTCGTGGATGCTCAAGATCACCCTGGCGCCCAGCTCACGATGACCACCGCGGAGCTTGCACACCTCGGCCGGGCTCAAGTCCAGCTCACGCGCCAGTGCGGCGTCGCTCTTGATCTCGAAGCGCTCACGCAGCGTGTCGAGCAGTTTTGCTACGCTTTTCTTTTCGTCCATCTCGTTCATTCCCTGTTCTGGTTGTATTAGTGACGGCATGCCCCGCCGCCTGGGCGCTGCTTACTTCGAAACCGGTTTCTCCGACATTCCGTTCAGGCGCTCGATCAGCTGCATCATTGGGCGGAAGGCACGGAACACCGACTTGCGCACCGCCACCACCTCATGCGGCTCGACGCGGCCGTCCTCGAGCGTCTTGTGCACCTCGTTGGCGACGTCGCCCAGGCGCTGCCAGATATCCGTGACGTTCTCCAGCACGCCCATGTCCGATGCCGGCTGCTCTTCGAGCTTGGTCAGCACGAAGCCGTGCGCCTCGGCCAGGGCATACAGCACCGAGTAGTCCTCGGTCAGCGACATCACGCGTTCGATGTCGTCGATCGTCACGACGTTGACGTTGTTGTTCGGGTTCGCCTTGTTGCGCAGGATGGTCGGCGACATGTCCATGCGAGCAGCCAGCGCGACGCAGCCGCCTGGAGCGTTGTGGACGGTTTGATGGAATGCGTCTTTGGCGTTCATGCTGTTGACCTATTTAAAAATGATGTTTTTGCAATTCCCAGATGCAACAATGCATCTGTCGAAAACTTGAACCCTGAAGGCCCTGAAAATGACTGCTTACCGTGCTGACCGACTGCCGCAAGATGCCGCGCTGGCCTACGGCTTAGGCTCCATCACTGCCGCGCGGTCGGCAGTTGAGGTCATCACGTTGTCGCGCGACGGCGGCGTGCGACCGCTGCGGCCAGGATCTGGCTCGGCATCCGTTGCGCGCCGCAGCGGCGGCGATTCAGGCGCCAGCGCACAACGCTGGGCATGGAGTTCTTCCAAGCGATCGCCAATGAACTTCGACGGCCTCGAGCCACGAGTGCCGGCCAGGTACGCTGCGATGGTGGATTGGCCGCATGGCACCAGATCAGCCAACTGCTGCTGAGTGAGCCCGGACTTGATCAGATCAGAGGTGATTTTTTGGGTATCCATGAGCACACAATATCACGTTCGTGTTTGAACGGTCAACACCAACGTGATGGTGATTTATATTACATTCGTGATATGAATACATTGGCAGAACGTTTAACCTGGGCCCGTGAGCAAAAGGGCTACACGCAAGACGCCCTGGCCAAAAAAGCCGGGGTGTCGCAGAGCACCATCGGCAACCTTGAGTCAGGGCTTCGCCTGACCGCCCGCAAGATCCTCGATATCGCGAACGCAGTCGATGTCGACCCTATGTGGCTCGCAAATGGCCAGGGGTCGCCCACAGGCTCTGCTAGTAAGGCTGAGTCAAAGCTGTCCCTGGTCGCATCGAATGACCCGACGAAGGATTTCCCATTTCCTGCGGGGGCGCCCCGCATCAACGTTGGCGACGAGCCAGACACCATTCCAGTTCGACGCGTGGAGTTGAAATTGCAGGCTGGCTTTACCGGATACGACACCATCCCGGAGCATGATGATGGCGGGGTTCTCCACATGCCGCGGAGCGTTATTGAAGAGCATGACCTTGTCCCTCACCAGCTGCTTGCCATACGGGTCAAGGGCCGCAGCATGCGGCCAATGCTGTACGAAGGAGATACGGTTGTAATCGACACGCGCTTGGCTGCACGGCAACCCGTAAGCGGTGAGGTTTATGCCCTCAACTGGAACGGGGAATCATGTGTCAAGCAACTCTTTTATAAGCGCGGAGAGTGGTTCCTGTATTCCGCAAATCCTGAATTCGATCCGGTCAATGTGCGCAGTGGCCATTGCGACCTCATAGGTAAGGTGGTCTATCAGCCAGGTCGAGTTTTGGTCGGTCGCAGTTGAGGGTCGAGGTAGCGCTGGTCGAGCTGAAAGGTGTGCGGCTGATCCTTGCTTTTCCCGATGATTCCTATGTGCGACCGGGCCCGGGGGATAGACTGATTTCACAGCTCGTACCACACCTTCCTCCACTAGGGATCATGTTGGTGTCGGAAGGAGCATACCCGCGTGCGTACGCCCACTTCGAAACCCAGGCCTTCTTAGAACCGCTCCGCCAGGTAGGCCTGAATCGCTTTGAGGTCGACTTGAGCGCCGAACTGGATGATGAAGATGAAGAGCTTCCGTTTTAGGCGCTACGGCACGCCAAGATGCCGAACTAGAGGTGCAACATGTGGGCATTGTCCGAGCTGATCAGCAAAATCTACAATACCCTCTTCGGAGGGGCCATGAAAACGTTCGGCGCCATCCTGCTGGCCAGCGGTCTGCTGCTGGGCGGCTTCGCCTTGAACATGGACGTCGGCGTCCAGGTTCCAGCCCGTGACTTCGGCTACGGGATCCGCACGCCTGCAATGGCAGTCGCGAACGTCGACAGGATGGCGCAGCGCCAAAATTTCCTGATCTTCGGAGGAATGCTCGCGGTGGCCGGCGCCATCTTGATAGGCTTCTCCTCGTCGCGACCTGCCGCCTCCACACCGGCCACGAATGCTGAAGGCAGCGGCCTGCTCGACTTCTTGGACAAGCCGCCTGAGACGCCCGCCTCGTTAAAGCCAGACTCCACGCGCGACACAGCTCGCTAGCGTAACAATTGGTTAGATTTTTAGCATTGCCGACGGGATATACTGCTGTAGCGACAAGGCACGCTTAGTTGCCGGATTTGGCATCGTTATGAGCAATTCCCACTACCCCATTACTGGCGATCCGATCGTCTTCTTCGACTTCGAGACCACGGGTCTCTGCCCGAAGAAGGAAGTGATCATCGAGGTCGCCGCCGTCAAGTACATCCCCGGCGCTGCCGAACACCCACACATGTCGCATTTGATTGCGATCGACCGCCCTCTCCCCAGCTTCATCACGAAGCTAACGGGAATCACCGACGACATGTTGCGGGCGCAGGGTCGCCGCATGGACGTCGTGCTGGACGAATTTATTGAGTTTATCGGGCCGCACCCCGTCGTTGCATTCAACATTAACTTCGACGTACGTTTTCTGAACGCCGCAATTGAGCGACACGGCCGGCGGCCCATCCAGAATATCGGACATTGCGCGTTGGCGCGAGCCAGGGCAGCTTGGCCGGATCTGCCCACTCATAAGCTCGCCTACATGGCGAAGCATCTGAATCTGGACACCGGCGCCGCGCATCGCGCTCTGGACGACACGCTATTAGCGCTTGAGGTCTATTTCCGCTCGTTCCAGGTCGACAGGAAGCCGGCATCTGCGTCTGCGTCTGCGTCTGCGCCTGCGGCGACGAAGCGATCGGAGCGAACGATCGCCGCAGGTGCCCCTTCGGTCATACCAATCATTACAGGGCCGCGCCAGTTCAGGATCGAGGCGCTGGGAACCAGTCGGCACCAGGACGTCTTTGAAGCTGTGTGTGGGCCGCGCACCGCGAAAGGCGCCGCCCTCGACATTCAGGTCCAGTTGCGCGTTGAACCTAACTCAAATGCTGTCCGAGTGCTTCTGCAAGAAGAGATTGTTGGAAACCTATCGCCGAGGATAGCTCAAGACTTCCGGCGCGCGATCATCGACGGCGACTTGGCCGAGTTCGACCACTTCGAGTGCTCCGCAAAGATCAGGGGTGGCAAGATCACCAACTCGACGAGTGATGGGAGCTATGTGATGTGGCTGGACATTCCGCAAGACGACGACTAAGGCGCTACGGCACGCCTGGATGCCGAACTGATCGAGATCTGCAATGACCGCAATCCAATGCCCAGGCTGCAGCGCGTATGTTTCAGTCAAAAGCGCAACGAGCTGCCCGCGCTGCAGGTCCCCGCTACCGCGCAATGCCAGTCCCGAGACGGCCGGCGGCGCCAATGGCAGATCACAAGCTAATAGTTGGAAGCCCGCGCCCGTGTCGACACAAGCTCGTCACGCCACGGTCACGCCTGCAGCGCCACGCCCGGCACCAGGCGGAATGTCAATGCGGGACTTTTTGACCTGGGCCGTGCTGGCCTCAGTCGCGCTTCTAATCGCACTGATCGCTTATCGGGCGGTAGTGCCGTCCGAGGAAACGCTGCATGCGCGGAAGGTCTCGGCTGCGCTCTTACAGTGCCAGCAACGTATTCTTGACCAGGCGACGTATGGCGATGCCGAGACGCCACCCTACGTCCCAAACTTTGGCTCGAAGGGCGAGTTTTATTTCGCATGGCAGCGTGGCTCCTTTCACTTTAAGAATGCCTACGGCGTGCCAGAGAAAATGTCCGCGAGCTGCATCGGCGACCTGGAAACCGGCGAAATCAAGCAGCTGACAGTGAACACAAAAACGATCCTGTAACACCGCGGCAGCCAGCAAGCCTGCAACAATTGGTTAGATTTTTGGCATTGCTAGCGGGATATACTCAGCAGGCGATACGGCACGCGTAGATGCCGGCCCTGAAAGAGAAAAATGATCCCAGCAATTGGCACCATGATCGGTGTCTACATCATCACGCGCATGCTCGACCTTCTCGCCGCAGACAGGCACTCGGTCGTCAAAGGATTCGCCGTTGCCTCAATGCTCATCACCATCTTCTGCTTGATCGCCCTTCTGAGCGCTGGGTCTGCCGTAGACGGGCTCCGCTGAGGAAGCGCGCGTGCCTCTTCGAGCGTGCCCGGACTGCGGGTTTGTTACCACCCGAGTGACCAGGTGCCAACAGTGTGGACACCAGCCGCGCGCCTTACGCGTCCGTGTACTCGCTATAGGAGGCGGACTAGTCTTGGTAGTTATGGCATGGCTACTCAACTCGTAAAACAGTGCAAATATGCAACTATTTATTTGCATTTAGAAACAAGTTCGTTGTTTCTTTACGACCATTTCAAAAAAGAAACCTTTATAATGTCTGGCTCATGTGCTACGCCATAAACAGAGTTGATCTGGCATAACGTGCGCGATCCATATCGAAATCAAAATAAAATGACAACAAATGTATTCGACGGCGCTACTCAAACGCTCGCGAGCGACTCCCGCTGGTCGGGCTCAGTAGGTGAATATCTCTTTTTCGTTGACGATGTTGGTTACGACAAGATCGTTTTCGATTCCCAAATCGCCCTGCTCTTTGCTGGAGGATTGGGAATTATTGATCAGTGGAAGACCTGGTTCCGCGGTGGCCGGTACGGGCCGATTCCGCCGCTGACCGAAAAGCTGTCACTCTGCCTTATTGACATGAAAACTGGTGTTATTCGCAAAGACCACGGGATAAAGCTGTCGTCGCCTTGCGGAGCAGCGCGCTTTGCGGGCACAGGCTCCCCGCACGCGTTGCAGTGCTGGGTTTCGCACCAGAATGCAGTCAAGGCCGTCCAGACCGCATGCGGCCTGGACATGATGTCAGGCGGTCGCGTCACCTACTTGATTCGCCCTACTACCGAAAATAACTTGAGCCAGCACGGCTCAGTCCAAAATTTAATGAATTCATTCGAAACGCACGGGAGCATGATCATGATGACTACTCAGAAAGGCGTGCCAGTCCCCATCAGGGACGCCATCAAAGATACAGCAGCAAATCAAGCCTTCGAGCAGCTTATGGCTGGCGGCGCCTCGGCTGTCTGCGCTCCATTTATTGGAATGGGCACTCCTTGGACTGAAGCTGAAAAGCAGGAGCTCTGCGATATTCTGGCTGAATATCCTCCTGAGCCGAAGTAAGCAGGTCTAACTGAAAAAGCCCGCCGCGTGCGGGCTTTTTTGCGCCCAGGGCGCTGACTTGCGTAGCCGGTAGCGGCGGGCCTGGCGCAGTACGAAACCTGGGACAGGCGACAGCTTTTTGATCGGCTCGATCTTTACGCGCGCGGCAGCGCTACACAGCTGCGGCGCGGCGGCCAGCGCCGGCGGCACACCCTCCACGCCATCGAGGCCACGCTGGGCCTTCTCCGCCGTCGACGATCGCGCCCGGCCGATTTTTTCCTGCAGTTGGTCCAGCATGGCCTGCGTAATCTCGGCGCCGCCGTGTCTGTGCGCCCAGCCCTTCACCAGCGGGTACGGCACCCCGAATACTTCCGCCTCGATGCGGGTCAGCGCTTTTACCGCGCCGCGTCGTTCAAGGTAGACCGCGAGGGTCAATTTTTCGGGCATTTTCGGGCCTTTTTTTCTGCGCACCCTCTATAGGTACTGTTGAGGTTCTTGTTCTTGGCTGATCAACCAGGTGTTTTAGGGTTATCGGTTTTGATTTATCCCAGCAGAGCCTCGGTTCCAGAGCGTAACCCTCCCTAGAGGCCGACGAAAAAACGCCGGCTTTCGTGTCGGGCTACTGCATCCCTTGCTTTCGCACTTCGGACACTTTCGCTTGTTCGCAGACTTCCCAGGTGTTTCCACCTGATCCCCCGGCGCGCTCTACGATCCACCCACGCGTTGCCCCTTCCGGACGTCCTTGGCACTTCAGCCTGGGCGTCGGCGGTTTCCCCTCCCTGCCCCAGGCTTGCAACCAGCCGAACTCGGCCGATGCACGAATTCTACACTTTTCATCACGTTCGTGTTGATATTTTCAAACACGTATGTGATACTGCATCTCAACGAAGCGAACTCACCAGAAGCTAGCGATGACGCAAACCAGCAAGCCGAGCAATGAGCAATTGCGCAGTTGGATGCGGCAGCGCCAGGCAGAGAAGACGCCGCCGCCCTCTCCGGAGCAGATCCGGAGGGAGC